TAATATTTCTTATTGACGTACTACGATCTGTTAATCCTGGTTTTACTTCAGAAGCAAGATCTTGAAACTCTCTAAAACTCATATTACCTTTTGTAGTTGCAATATAAGCTGCAAGAAGTTCAGGACTTGAAGTAATTGAATTAGCAAACTCCTGGCCTAAACCTTGTTTATCATAAGCGTCATATACATCCTGCAAATTGTTTCCAGTCTTAATGCTATTTATTACTTTTTCAAGATTTGCTTTTTCATCTTTCTGAGTTTGAGTTAAAATTAATGCATCAAGAGCATCTCTAGCTTCTGTATAAGCTTTTGTTCCGCTTGCAGTTTCAATATCTGTAAACTTAAATTCTTCATTATGACTACGGACATATTCCATTGCTTGATCAAGATTATTAAAATTATGTTCTCCAACATGATATTCATAATCTTCTGCTTTGGCGTGTTCAGCAAGATATGTTTCTAACTCTTCTGGATTAGAAGCCCAATCTAAGAAAAGCTTTGAGAAATAATCCTTTACAGCATCAGTTTTAAGATATCCTTCAGAATCATAATACTTACTATAGCTTTCATTTTCTGAAGTTATTGATAACATTTCTCCAAGATCTCTTTTTAAAACTTTATTTAAAAATTCTTGTGGATGTTCATCTGATGTGAAAATATCTAAAGGAATTTCGTCTACTTTACTTTGAGCCCAAGCTACAGAACCTTGTCTTAATTGAGAAGCATAAGTAGATTTTCTTTCGTTGTTTAAAATTTCTTTTAAAGCAATAGATGTATCAGGATTAATATTTCCTTCTCCAAATATATCACTTTCAAATTGAGGATAATTCTGACGGATATATTTACGAAGAGCATGAGAAGCGTCTCCAGTAGCAGCTTCTCTAAGGAAACCTGCTTGATTTAAATCGCTTAAAGCAAGCAGTTTATCAATATCAATATTTCCTTGTTTATCTAAAACACTCTCTTGTATACCGCTAAGAACTCCACCTTTATTATATTTATATTTCATTGCTTCGTTTATGCTACTAAACGGAGATTGATAACTTAAATAATCAAGAAGTTCGGGTAATAAATTAGAAAGTGTTGTCTTGTATGCTTCGTCGTTTCCATATCTTCCAGATTTCATTTCTGAAACGAAAGTATCACCCATCACATCTTTAAGATAAGGATCGACAACTTTTGACATGTTTTTGTCAAAATGCATGAAAGAAACAAGTTGAGCACGTCTATAATCACTTAAATTCTTAAGACCTTCATAATCTATTTGTCCATTCTTTACATAGCTTTCATATATAAGACTCTTATATGGACTACTAGCATCAGCTTCATTGTATGTTTTTAAACGAGTAGCAAGAGAATTTCTTGCAGCTACCATATCTTCATCGGAAATGATTTTAGTCATTTCGTTTGCGTACTCCGTAGCACCAAATTCTCCAATATGTCTTATAGCAGCATTAATTGTTTTCTTTTTAGAATCTTCAGTAAATTTATCGCTTATTTCGGATGCTTCTTCTACTGCTGATTTCCATTTTTGTAAATCTGTAACTGCATCTTGAACAGCTCCAGAAATACTCGGAAATGCTTCAGCTAAACGAGATAAAGAGTCTCTTAATTTATCTTCGTTTTCAACAGATTGAAGTTTTTCCCAAGCTTCTCCTGCTTCTTTAACATCTTCTATTGCTGATTTACTTTGAGCAGAACGTCTGTCTCTATAATCTTGAAGCTGTTTATTAACATCAAGGTCAGCAGCACTCTTTTGAGCAAATCTCTCTGCGTCAGTAAGACCATCTCCGCCAAAAGCACCGGAGAGTCCAAGAATAGTTCCGCCAGCAGCTAATCCAGCAAGAATACTAAGAATTAAAGAGAAGGATTTCAATGCTACGCTACTGCTTTCAGCAATTTTAATTGTCGTCATAACGCCAGCAATGCCAGCAGCGATAATTCCAAGTCCTTTACCGATACCGCTTGCATTTGTTGCAAGCTGTAAGAAACCAGAAACAGTATCAAGGATGCCAGTAATAGAACCACCAGAAACAATGCTTTCAACTAAGCCGTCCCATGAACTTTTTAATTCGTCCATTGCTGCTGCAAGACTCTGCATTGCAATCTCGTATTTGGTTTGTGTAATACCTTCAGAATTTTCAGCCAATCCAAGATATTTCTCAAGAGTTTTACCTTCGTCTTCAGACATACCTTCCATCAACGTTGCGAAAACGTTAGTTTGACGAGTACCAGCCATAGCATTCATAACGATGTTCTTTTGAGCATCGCTTAATGTCTGCCATACTTTAGACAAATCAAGTAAAACATCATAAGCTGTACGCATCTTACCAATGGCTTTATTATCCCAAAGGTCAACTCCAACAGTTTTTAAGGCTGCTTCAGCTTCGTTAGCTGTAACTTTTTCACCATTCTGGTCAGAAACATAACCAGACAGGCTAAGACGTCTCATTCTAGTAAAAACTGTCTGTAAAGCCGTACCAACCTGAGTACCACTTAACTGAGTATCAGACGTACCAATAGTCAATAAAGCAGTAAGTTCAGAGTAAGAAACACCAGCGACTTTAGCTGCTGCGGCAGCTTTCTGCATACCTTTACCAATTTCAGCAGCAGTTGTAGCAGCATTATCACCTAACGCAACAAGTGTATCCATTGCTTCGGTTGCTGATTTAGCAAGATCATTTTGTAAAGCAGTTGTGATAACCTTGGTTGCTTCAGCAACGTTAAGTTTTGTAACTGTTGCGAATTTAATAATAGACTCTGTACGAGCTGAAACTTCTTGGTCATTTAAACCTTGACGATAAAGAGCCGCTTCCGTAGTAGCAACATTAGACACAGACGTTCTTAAGCCAAGAGCTTTGCTAATTGTTTGAGAACGAACTGTAGCCATTTCTTCATCTGATTTAAGAGTAATTGCTTGAATTTCATTCATAGAAGAGTCAAACTGCTTAACAAATTGCTTTGTTTCCTGAATTGCTCTTCTGAATAATTGACGACCAAGTCTTTGAGCGACAATACCAAGACTCTGTCCAACAGCAGCAAATACGGCAGAAGCTTGAGCTCCAGCAGAATTTAAACCTTCGATTTCAGTTCTAGCTTGACTTATAAGCTGCGTATTGGTTTGAATCATGCTTGCATTAGAGTCTTTTTGTGATTGTAAGTCTTTTCTTTCGTTATCTGATAAGTCTTTTCTTTCAAGTTTCTTATCAATTTCTTCTTGCGCTCTCATTAAAGCTTCGTTTCTTTGTTCGTATCCACGAATAGCTTCTTCTTGAGCAAGCTTTCTTTCTTGAATGGAATATAATCCATATGCAATTCTAGAGTTACCAAATCTACGTGATTGTTGCATTTTGTAACGATCACGAGATAATTGAGACGCATGAAGAATATTATCGTTTTGAGTTTGAATAGACTCTTCACGATGACGAACTCTCATATCAAAAAGTTCTTGTTCGAGCTTTTGTTTATCCAAAATATCAGGCTCTGCATTTTCTTGATACTGTTTTAAAAGAGCCATCTGATCTTCATAATATTTGTCTCCGAGAAGACCTTCTTTATGATGACCAGTAATTAAATCCATTTGATCTTGGATTAATTGTTTTCTGTTTTGGATTAAAACTTCTGCACTATTTTTATCTCTATATCCGAGTCTTCCTTCAAGAGCTTCGAGAGCAGCTTGTGCATTTTGCTCATTTTCTTTAGTATACTGTTCTCTTAATTGTTTATTAACTTCAGAACCTTTGTTATAATAGTCCGTTATTACATCTCTGGCATTTGTAAGCTTCTGTCTGGAAGTTTCATCCGTGAAAGCACTGCCATCTGTAAGAATACGGTCAATTTCTTCAACAAAACCTTTAGCTTCTTTTGCTCTTTCTTCAAATCCTTCTAATGTTGTCTTTTGTTTTGACGGAGGATTTGTTTCTTTTGTAAGTTCTTTTTGAATTGATTCAACATACTCTTTAGCATAAAGAATTCCCTTATTTGAGAAGTCTTCATACATATTTCTTTTAAGATTATCGGTTACTTCTGCAAATTGTCTTTTCTGTTCATCTGACATGTTAGGATGTTCTTTGATGAACTGTTTTTGCATTTCATTTTGAGGATTGACTTGCCCCCACATTAACTGATTAAAGTAACCATGAGCTAAAGAAGTACCTTCAATTTTGTTAAGTTTACCTCTTCCACTGATACGAAGATTTTGAGCTAACTCTTCACCAGCACCAAGAATTCTGTTAAACTCAGCTTCATCTCTTGTGTACTGTTCAATTTTAGCAAAATCTGCTTTAGCAACGTTTAATTCTTGAACAGCCGTATCGTGTTCTCTTTTAAGTTTAATATAAGTAGGATCACTTTCAATTGGAGTAGCATTCGGCCCGAATCCGCCAACATGTTGAACAGGTTTTGCAATGTTTGATTTATGGTTTCTGGCTGCTTCTTCCATTTGTTGCTGTTTTGTTTTAGCTTCTTCTGGAAGAGCTTGAGCTACTTCAACTTCAGCTTTCTTTTCTTGTTTTGCTTCAAATTCTTTTTGATACTGTTCAAGAGCTTCTTTCTTTTCTTTTTCTATTCTTGCTTTACTTTCAGCTCTAGATTTTGCAATTTCTTCTGAAGAGAAATACGCATAAGGAATTTCAAGACCTGGTGTTGCTTTTGCAAATACAGCATTTTCGCCATAAATGTTTATAGCTTTGTCAAATTCTCTTTGAAGTTCAGGATTTTTAGCAATATTACTTCTTGTTTCACCGTTTTCACGAATAAACTTAGGAACAAGACCACCGACTTCACGGAAACGTCTTTCAATTTCGGCGTTTTGTTTATCCATCGGAATTGAAGCATCGGATTTCACACTTGCTTCAATTGCGTTATAAGCATTTGTTGCTAAATATCCAAGTTCTTGAACAAGATCATTGTCAAATCCTAAGAACTTGCCTTCAAGTTTTTGTTGTTTAAGACCTCTTAAACGATTTTGTAAAGCTGCAACATGTTCGTTATTAGAAACAGCCGGAAGATTTGCAAAAATATCTTCCCAGTTCGCTCCGGGAACAGAAGAACGTATTCTTTCTGGGTCGTTTCTAGCAGCAAAGAACGTGTTAAAGTCTGCTTGAATTCCATGAGAATCGAAAATAGACGGGAAATTAACAGCATCTATTTTCTTTTTATTAAACAAATCTTGTTGGAAAACCAGATTTGCTTTTGCTTCTGTATCTTCTGTAGTTGCAAACTTGTTACGCCATTCGTTCAATCTGTAGAACGGATTACCTCCGCCTAAAATTCTTGATTCGTCGTATGTTTGTTCCCATTCTTCGGCATTTTTATAGTAACCGTTTGAGTCAACATCATAACGACCTTCAGAATTAAAAATGGCTCTTGCAACATAATCAGAAGGAGCATATTGTCTTGCTCCGATGCTTACAGCGTGAGCTGCGCCCATCTTTGCAACAGGAGCTTGACGGCGAATAAACCATTCGGCTAAATCTTCAGGATTGTTTAAATTCCAAACTTTTCCGTCTGGATCTTTTATTTCTCTTACTCTTGTTTTATTAAATGCTTCTTGTTGTTCTGGTGTTCTTCCTGAAAGTTCAACAAGGTTCTGATAATCCATTGCTGTTTTCGTAAGAACTGAAGCCATTATAGAACCAAAAGCACCATTGTTTTTCAAAGCAGAGACAAATACGGTATCTCCGTCATAGTCGGCTGTCTGCCATTTGTTAAGAATTGCAGATGCTGGATCTGTATATATTGCATTTTCGTCAATACCAAAGTCTTTTGCTAAATTTTTGAATAAATCTGTTGTTGCTTCATTAATAACTTTTTGGTTACCACTTGCTGTATTTGGATTTCTGTAAGTCATTAATTTATCAGCCATAGACTGATAATATGCAACACGATGTTTTATATATTCGGCTGGGTCTGTTCCTTCTGGAACATCTCCGAAGTCTCTTAAACTCCAGCTTTTTTGTTCTTCTGTTAATCTTGGATCACCTTTCGCTAATCCGTTAAAGATATCAGGAATCCAAGCACCAAGAAGTCTATATTCACCAGCTGATTCTGGTAAAGGAAGATTTCCTTCTGCAACAGAATGGGTAAAAGCTTGAGCAAAAGACTTAATTCTTTTTTGAGCTGCCTCTCCGTATAAAAGAGATTCATCTTCTTGAATTGCTTGAGATAATGGATCTGTTCCACTAAATAAAAGTCTCTTAACAGAGTCAGGATCTCTTAAAGAAGCCATTCTCTCATTATACACTTGACGGAAATATTCTCTTGCGTTTTCATCAAGGTACATCGAAGAAGCCGCCTGAGAAGAAATAAATCTAGCTTCAGTTGCTGCGCTTTCAGAAGTTGTTTTAGCAAAGATGCTACCTCTTCTGATGTCGGCAGTTCTATCAGCGTTGATTTCTTCTTGGGTCTTTCCTTGATATTGATGGTTGGCTTTGATGTTGTTCCAATCTTCGATAATTGAAGTTCCCTTTGGAATTCTTAATTCTTTACCACCAATACCACCAGTAGGAAATACAAGATCTCCAGTTTTTTCATCGATAAAGTTAGAATATTTCTTTCTTAAACCTTCTTCAGAGAAAGTATAATACGTTGATTTACCTGAAATATCTCTACCTTGGAAGGATACAGGTACCAACTTATCAGAAATTAAATTCTGTCCATCTGCACCTTTATATTCTTCTCCGGTTAAAGACTTAATTTTTTTCCAGTCTGCAACAACAACATTTGCTTTACTTAAATCTGTGCCAAACAGATTTCGAATGTCTTCGCCATCTGTACGTTGTTTCTGCATGTAATCAACAGCTCTGCCAAAAGCAGAAGCTGATTCGAACGTTCTTCTGTCTTCTCCATTTGTAAAGAAGTTCTTGTCTTGTTTTAAAGCTTCACGAACTAAATCTTTTCTTGTAAAGATAGCACTTGTTCCGCCAAAACCAGTAAAGACATAATCATTTCCATTATAATTCTTCGTTTCACCAATATGTTTTGCTATTTGACTTTTAATCTTAGCCTTTTCTTCTGGTGAAGTTGAAAAATCTTGTAACTTTTCAACTGGAAGTTGTACGTGAATTTCGTTTGTATTTCTTCCGTTATGAATAAATTTATCTGCTCCAGGCAAAGAAGCTAAACGCTGTTGCATTAAGCTGTTTGTTACCGGAAGATTTTTTACTTCTCCACCATCAAAAGGAAGAAGAGCAAAAGATGCTGCTTTGTATCTTGGAGAAGCGGTAACTTTACCGATATTTGTTCCTTTACCAGTAAATCCAGGATTCTTAATATAATCTGGAGTCATCCAAGGAAAGAATTCTTCTGCGATACGCATTCCTCTTATCGCAGAGGACATACTTTTATTATTCTTCCCCAAGATTCTTTCTAAATATTTTGGATCATTAACATCACTAATATCTTTAGAAGGAGTAGAAGCAATACCTCTGGCACCTGCTTCAAACAAAGTAGCAAGCTGTCCACCGAAAGCGTTAACATGTTGTCTTGTTATCTGGTTTGATAAGTTAATACTACCATTCCGTCTTTTAACAATGCCAGAAGCTTCAAACTCATCAAGCAAATCTTGATTCGAAAGAACAAAGTTTCTAAGATTTGCTCTTTCTTTTGCTGTAAGAGGTTCAGATGTTTTAGAAGCTGTTTTGTATTCAGGCGTCTGAGATAATTTTATTTTTTGGAATGCTTGAGGAAGCATTTGCTGAACGCTTCCAATAGCTTTTTTGGGTTTATTAATTCCATATAATAAGTCTTCTCTGTTAAAGTTATGACTCATCATTGGAAGTAATGCTTGTGCAAGAGTTGTTCCATTTGCATTAATAAATTTTGCAAGATCTGTATTATCTATTTTATTTTTTGTGTTTCCAAATACACTCTTTGCGAAAGCGGAAGCCATTTGCTGACCATTTGCATATGTCAATCCTGATTTATTCGGAGTTGACATCCTTTTAAAAATATCTCTTATTGCTCCGCTTTGAGCTTGATAATAAGAAACAAAAGGCGCAATTAAATGATCTGGTAATGATTTCTGTAATTGAAGCATAGAAGACATAGAAGCTTCAAGATCTCCAACTTGGATAGCTGCACGCTTTTGAGCTCCAATATAGTTATTTGTGGCAATCGTCCTGTCATATTTAGACTGTGCCTGTCCAATTTTGTTATATAAAGAAATCAGTTTGCTGATATTGTTTTCAACAACTGCTACTTGTGTTTTAAATTCATTCGCAAAATCAGGAATAAAAGAACTGGCATCTTGAGATTTAAGCTGATCTAATCTTTCCTGTAATCCTTTTGCGGGAGAGGCAGCAAGTTCATCGTATGACTCTTTTAACGTTGCTTTGGTATGTTCTAATGATGTATCGTCAACAAGTGTACGAAGCTTTACATCGATGGACACATCTGCCATAAGTATCAACTCCTTATGTTAATATAATATATATAAACAGCATAAGCTGGTAAATGCGATTTAAAAGAAGGGGAGTGCAGAGCACTCCCCATTTTTACTTAATAGACTCTTCTTGAGATTTATGATTTTCAATCATAAAATTCGTAGCCTGTTTGATAAATTCTGTTTCTTCTTGAGTAATGGCTGGATCAATCTGGGCTGTAGCTAAATCATACAACCAATCTGTAACCATCTTCTGTTTAGAATGAATAGTGTTTTGTTTAACAACTTCAAGCTTAAGAATCTCAAAAAGGCTATCCATCGAAACATCAAAATTACTGATATCTTCAGTATCAAGTTTGTGTTCTTTTAATGTTATAAACCAAAGCGGATCAAGATAATATTCACCATTTGTCGCTTTAATCACTGTTAACTTCGACGCCTTTTTGACAAAATCATTTAAAAGCATAATAATCCTCCATTTCTCCTTAAGACAGTACAACAACATCTGAGTGGTAATATCTTTGCGGAGAATTATCTAAATAGTATGAATCTTCAATTGTAACATATTGAATTTCTTTCAAATCATTTACAACAGGAAGATCCATGGGTAAATTTTCAAGTTCCTTAATTAGATCTCGAACCGTCATCAGGTTCTACCTCTTTTCTCCACGGAAAAATAAATTTAAACCACTTTTTCTTTTCTTGTACTTTTACTTCTGGGGTAACATTCAAAACAACTTGAGGTTGTTCTAATACGACAGTTTTAACAGGTTGAGGCTCTTGAGGTTTCTCTGCTTCTAAATCCTTTTTCTTTTCTTCATCATCTGCTTTTCTGTCAAACTTATATGGCTGTTGAGGGTCTAATGCACATAGTTTTTCAGCCCACTCAAGCATCCTTCGACCATTAATTTTACGATCAATATCGCCACGTTTCCAAATATTATAACATTTCTGCATCTGGAAAAACGCTTCCATTTCAGGAGACTCTTCTTTAAATGGATTTACAGGATTAAGTTGTAACCAACATCTGGCTCCATGTTCCATTTGATTTTTATCTCCATTGATGTATCCTTGTTTCATTTCTAAAAACATACGATACATTTGATTGTTCACATTCATGCAATCAACTCCTTAAATTGGCAGTCCTTCTGCCCAACTAAGATCGCCAAGCTGTTGTTTAAGAGCTTGCTTTTGAGCGTCTTTGCTCTTAGTATCAATAATTTTAATTTGACCCATAAGACCCATAACACCAGTATTGGGTTTACCGTCACCTTTAAGTAACGGATTGGCAGCCTGAACAATTTTAGCAGAATCTTTAGCAAATGAGTTACCATATATATTAGAAATAGATTCATAATTAATTCTTTTGCCTAAAGCTTCAAGAACTTTATTGAACCAAATATAACTCATATTGTCGATTTTTTCTTCATCAACTTCGCCCAGGTGAGCGGCGACGGCTGCTGTTGCTTCGTCTAATGTTAAGGCTTCGCCTGGGCTTCCCTGTTTTTTCTTTGTGCTTCTTGCTTTTCATCAATATGATTAATTCTGCCAAAAATTTTTATAACTTGCTCGATATTTTCAGCATCAAAATCATCATAATGATCTCTTACAAAATTTGAATCATCAAAAGCCGAAACAAGGAAATCAAATAACAATTGGTCTGCATCTCTAGTATCGTCAACTGTGCCAGCTTTATACGTTAACAACTCCTGCAAAGGCACAATCTTAATAATAGAATATCCTGACGCAGCTTTATTTCTAAAATATTTAAGTTTTGTTGGTTTTAACTCGATTTTTACATCACCGACAGTAACACAATTTTCTTCTTTAACAGCCGAAGGTTTTTCTTGTTTTTCTGGTGATGCGTTTGGAGTTTCTTCTTTTAGTTCCGTTTCAGTTGGAATAATTTTTAGTTTAGGGACTTCTTTAAGTTCAGCACTGCTTAAAGGTGTTTGTGCTGGGACGTTTGGTGTTTTAATCGTTGAAACAGGCTTTTCTTTTTCACCTGTCGGTCTTGGAACTCTCATCTCTTTCTCTCCTTCAGAAGTAGAATAAAAAAGGGGATACTGTTGTTACAGTATCCCCTAAGATTATATCCTACTGTAACCTTTATGTTAAACCTTTAGCAAGACTATAATCAAGCAGTTTTCTTGATGTAAGCCACAGAGTAGCAAGCATCGTCAGGACGCTTTGCATCCATAGCCGCCAGTGTGAACTGGAAGGTATTCGCCGTCTTATAAGAAGCGTCGAAACCAGGCTGTGCAGTAACACGGCACTTGTACACACGCACATACACATGACCGATAATAGAGCTATCGGTGCAGTCGTCGCCGTTACCATACACAGGATACACCATAACCGCTTCACCCATAGCAGAGCTACGGTTGTCAATATTAGCTTCCTGAGCTTCCTCATTGTAGAAGTAGCTGACTTCCACAATTCCGCCCTGAATGTCGTTCGCGTAGAACGTGATCTTTGCCGGAGCCGGATCATTAGCAGCGGTAACCTTGAATTTACCTTCGGTCGGAGTCTGAGCTGTTTCAGTCAGACCAGCAATAGATACAGAACCCGCAACAGGATCGTGAGCCAGATCGACTTCGTTTTCACCATCCAGAGTGAGAACTTCCGTAATCGGAACCTTATAGGCATTGTTCTTCTCGAACTTGGTAGCATTGGTCATAACAAACAGATCAGCTTCAAACTTACCAGAAGTAATGCTCATTTCGAAGGTAGACTGACCCGGCAGATAAGCCACAGGGAACAGAGACCAACCAGCATTAATTTCGGTATAATTCACTTGAGGCGTAACAGTAGCAGCAGTCAGTTCGTCAAAATAGAACATACGTCCATCACAACGCTTGAACCACAGCCGAGGTACGTCCGCAATATATCCCTTGAACTCAGGAACATAAGTAGGAGTAGCCATAGTACATGACCTCTTTCTTAACTATATTTATAACCCGTAGCTATACTCTTCCCCAAGTTCAGCTTTGGAGTTATATCAAAAAAGAAGCCTTCATATAACCTTTACGACTATTTCCAGTCGCCGGAGTGTTTATGCCCATACAAGCAAGAGGGTTACAACATTAAACATCATCGATTTGCGTCGGTTCCAGCCTCTTTCTACTCGAAATCACCCACAACGCATTTTTGCCACCGACAACCACATCCGAATAATGTTGCTTTTATAAATTAATACACTTTCATATAATGGAAAGCGATTGATTTACGTACATATCCAGTAACCCTAGTTCCACCGTCCCAATCTCCAGCAATCCAGAAGCGATATCCAGTTTCTTCAAGATATCTTTTGCTTGTTAACAACTTGCCGAGACGTGCAATTATTAAGTCTGCACGAGTTACCAGTCTGTCATTACCTATGTTACGTTGTTCACTTTCTTTAACATAGACATCGAATATCATTAAGTTTCGCTTAACGTTTGGAACATCAGTCTCATAACCTGGACTATCAGAATATACAATTCTACATACTTCATCGGTTAAAAGATTATTTGTAAAAGAAGCACGGATAAAATACCTATCAACAAATTGAATAATATTTGTTTTAGCCGGAAGTTTCATAAGAGTTTTTAATTCTTCATCAGGCCAAATTAATTTACGAATAATGGTATTCCATGCATTAACCCAACCCATCAAATTAAACACCCCCAGACAGCTTCTCTTTTACTAAAGGAATAATAACCTTTTCTTTTATTTGTTCTAACCCGTTATTAACAGCATTTTGTACTGCATCCGGTGCCATAATCTCGATAAGATGTTGTATTTCATCTTCTCCATCAATTACGGGAAGTTCATACCACGGGAGAGGAGTTCCTTGTAATTGTTTAGGAACATTACTTTCATAAGTAGAACCATCTATATTATGAGCTTGTCCTCTGTCACCACCGGATACAGGGGTGGAATGATTTTGCAAATAATTTAAAAGATAGGATTCAGAAGGGCTTACATTAATTGAGATACTTGAACCTTTGCATTCAACAGAACTTTTAAAACTAGACATATCAGATATAAACTGATTCGCAGCTTCTTCGTTGAGTTGACTTGCAAGTGCTTTAGCTCTTTGTTTTATAGCTAAATTAATAGGCTCAAGATCAATATATTTTACGATGATATCAGATATATCAGTCATAGCCATGTAAACCACCAGCTGCACGTTTAGCTTGAAGCTTTAAAGTGCCATATTGACCGTTTATGTCAATACCTACTTTATTCACGTCAACTATTTCATAGGTTTCTGAATCCCAATCAAAAAATTGACCAATTTTTATATTTTTTGTTTGCTCGTTGTATTGTACTGTCATCAAAGTAACAATTTGAGCTATAGTGCCCGGAGCACCAGATACAGATACGTATTCTGGTCTACCGTCATAACGATATGCATTTGCAGGAATTTCGTTTACTATAATTTTTCGTGGATCATATTCTTTATTTTCTAATGGTTCAGTTGGTTCAATTACAAAACCTTCGTCGTCAACAGCATAACCATCTTCGTTGCTTTCAGGATCTACATTTTCGTAAACTGTTAGCATAAGATTGCATCTTAAAGCTCTTGATGGAGCATTGTTTGATTGAAGATGAACTGCCCAGTCTAAAATGTAGATAGAACCATCAGGTTCAATAACAATATCGCCTTTACGAATCCCGCTTGTAATAGAACATCTAATGTTCATATTATTATCTGTGTTTTCGTAACGGCTTTTTGTTGAATCCGGGTATAATTCTCCACGAATATAAGTAGGCTTATATCCTTGCTCAAACTTGCTATACCAATCATGAATTAATTCAAAATCCATAACGGTATTAGGAATATCGTTATTTAAAAATTCGTCAAAGTCAGCGGCTAATGTCTTTGGAATTTTAAACCGTCTTGTAGTTCCTTGAGGAACATATGGATTAGACATTTAACCGCCTCCTTTTAACTTAGTATTTTCGCAATATACTCGCTGAAATTCATCGTATTCGCAGGAATACCTTTATATGATAGGTTTTCAGGAAGACGTTTTACAGCATTCGATGCATCAAGCAGTTTGTGTCTGATTACCGAAAATCTTTCAAAACTTTCCTTTGACCATTCATTTTTAGGTTTCCCTCCGTTGAAATAAGAAAACGCTTCTTCAATATTATTGATGATGCGTTTTAAATCTGAATTAACGAGCGCAGTATAATCCATGAAGTCGTATTCCTTCTCAACAACAGTTTCCATGTTTTTGTTTTTGAAGGATACTTTTACTTTAAAATCACTCATGCGTTTCACCTTATTCATTAGCCATAATTTTATGAAAAACACGAATACGTTCTTGTTCCAAGGTATCCAGTTGTCCTTGAACAGACTTATATCCTTCTTTAGCACCAGTCACAGACAAAGCATCTGTTGTATAACTCATTGCTTTATCTCCTGATAAATCGCTGAGTACCTTACTTAAAAAATCAATTTTACAAAGAATGAAAATATATTCTTCTTTTAGAATATCAAAATCATAATCATAGAACAATAAATTGTTTTCGTCAGTTGTAAACAAACTTCGTTTATATTCTGCCGGGTGGTTGATATCAACATAAAGCTTTTTGATTGCACGTACAACTATTTGAATATAGTCGTCATCGTACATTGGGTACGGTGTGCTTTGCCATGCCATCGCTTTTTGTAGTTCTTGTGCGGTTTCACTAATATCGTACAAATCAACCACTCCTTTCAGAATTATTCTTCTTCGTCAGACTCCAGAACACTCCTGTTAGGAATCTTAGCTTGGATTACCTTAAGCTTACTCGCAGGTAAATCCATTTTGTCTGCCATAGCTCTAATGGCATCCAGTTCAATAGGATCATTAATATCCTTCAGCCAGTTAGCAATAGCTTTGGCACTCTTATCGAGATTTGCAGCAATCTCTTCGGCAGAGAAATGAGTTTCGGCATAAGGGTCAGTATACCCACCGAGATCCTCCAGAGAATAAACTTCTTCGTTAGCATTTTTTACGAGTAAAAGTTTAGAAGAAAAGGGCTTACAAGTAGCATTACTCTCAATGTAGAGAATATCTTCAACAGAAACGTTAGGCAAAAAGGTGCCAGCCCGAATAACACGCTTCTGGTCTGTAGACAAAGTAATCCCAATATCATAATGTGTGTTGTTATAAACACGAAAAAGCATATTATTGTTATTGCTATCCATAATACCTTCAATCCTTTCGAATTAATCAAAAAGAACAGGGAGACGGCGTATGCCGTCTCCCCTTACAAACCTTACTTAAGCTCGTGAGCACCGCTGGTAGGATTCTTACCAGTAACGAACGCAGCACCAAACCAGCAATCAAGCAGGATTTCGTACACACGGTCGTCGATGTTCTGAGAAGCCATAGAGTTCACGCCACCTTCGTTGATAAGCTTCAGGTTACGTGCTTCCGCAGTCTGTCCACCCGGCAGGATGTACAGCCAGTTCGGATTCAGAACAGGCGTCACGCCATCTTCTTCATAAGCGTTGGTCATACCGATAACAGCACAGCCATTGTAGTTGCCCAGGAAGCCATTACGGTTCCGTTCATCGATCATGTTACCGCTGAACTGCACAGAGCTAGAGCTATTAGCCATGCCAGCAAAGCCAGCCAGCTGAGAAGCAATAGCCATATCACCAAGCAGAGTCACAGGACCAAACCGACGGAAGTGCTGGATCTGAGCATCCAGAGCACTCTGGTTCAGATTAGTGATACTTGCAGCATAGAACGGAGAACTGAAGGTTGCAATACCTGCGTGCAGCACCTGCTGCGCCATCTTCAGTTTCTTATCAGTGATAGCTTCATTAGCTTCACGGATAAGGTCAGCCATCTGCACACGACCAGTGCGCAGGTCGATGATGTTAATAGCCGGACGAGCAGCGATTTCCTTGGTTTCCACAAGGATCTGACTGTCAGTCACGTAGCTACGAGGCGCAGTAGCACCCTTAGCCTGAATAACAGCCTTCACTCCACCATGACGGACTTTGAAAGCAGCCTTTTCACCATAGGCAATATTTTTAATATCAGCAACGTTGCTCAGGAAATCCAGAGAATTCTGCTGAAGTTTTTCCACCGTGTAAGCCACGGTCTGACCGATCATATGAATGTTATTGGGAGTAAGATCGGTTACCAATTCGGAAACAATCTGATTTGCTTCATCGGTAACAGAAGTGTCAAGACGTTCATTACGACTCTGAGCAGCAAGAACGTTAATGAGTTTCATATCCCGTTCAATCTTTTCGATAGCCATGTCTATTCACCTCCGATTAACCGACGTACCCGGTTGCAAGAACACCGTAAGCGGTGCCAGCAACAGGAGTACCATCAACCATAGTAGTAACAAATTCTTCGCCAACAATCAGAGGATGAGCACGCAGTTCTGCTCCAACAGGAACAGCGTGTTCACGATTGTCGTATTCAGCCTGATCGTTGAAATATTCGCTGCCATTCTCGACAAGATAATACCGCTTATTCAGCTTATCAACGACAAACCTATAAGCTACAACACCATCATAAATAGTCGTAGCTTCTTTGCAAACCAACTTCGTAGTAGAGTCTGCGGAAGGAAGCACCAACGTATTGCCATCCTGAATCATAAGAATACCATTCTGAACAGGAGCAGCAGCGCCATTGGTAAACTCGCCTTCATACACATAGCCCTGAAGCTTAGTCATGTAGCCAGCCATAGCCAGTCATTCCTTTCAAGAAAATTTCTTTACTTAGAAAGTAAAGAGTAAGAAGTAGTTTTAGTCTCTTTTTGTAAAAGACTGTATTTACCCTCTGTGTTGAGGGTGCTCATAAACGGATTTACCTCTGCAACAACCTCTTTTTCTGCAACTACTTTGGTTGCCTTCATTTCGGCAATTTCCGCTTTAAGACTTTTAATTTCTTCCGCAAGTTCAGCAATCATTTCTTCAGCTGTCTGTTTCTTTTTAGAATCATAGCTGTCAGGAGTTGCATCATTAACTGCGGTTTCACCTTCACCATTTCCTTCGTCAGACTGTCCTTCGGTCTGACCATTGTCTCCAGTCTGTTCTCCCGCAGGAGTTTCAGTCTGTTCATTTCCGCTTCCGGGTTCTTCTGTCTGAGTTTCAGCTGGAGTTTCTCCGGGAGTTTCCCCACCCGTTCCCGGGTCTGGGTCTCCATCAGCTTCTGCTGTAACTTCAGCAACATGAGCTCCGTCAGTCGTTTCTACGAGAGTACCTTCCTGAACGTTACTTGATTCTGTTGAAATAGTAACGGTCTGACGATATTCTTTACCAGTTTCAGTATCGTAGGCGACCTGAGTATGGGATTCGTCATGGAACTCACGGGTAACGACAGCAGCGGTTTCTTCTTCAGCCTTTTCTTTCTTTTCCTTACAGGCTGCGGTTTCATCAACTTCTTCGGTTTTCTCTGCGGTTTCTTCCACTTTGGCTTCTTCCGCAGTTTCAGAAGTTTCTTCTACCTTTTTTTCTTCCTCAGCTGTTACAGGCTGAGAGGCTTCGGTCTCAACGACTTCAGCCATGTTTTCGACTTTTGCCATCTCATTTTCACCCTTTCCAGTTTCATCTGCTTTCTGTGCAACTAATTCAAGTGCAACAGCTTCTTCGCAGGCGGGATAGGTCACAATGGCTGTGCCTTCCAAGTAATTGTTTTCAGACGCATCAATCAGGATCGTGTCATCATCAAGTTCGGAATATTCACCAACAGTAAGCTCAAAAGAAAACTTAAGTTTTCCATCTGAAAATAATTCAGAAATGGCTTTACTAAGTTTTCTATTCCGTTTAGGAATTCTTGCATATCCAACAAGATAGCAATTTTCACCTTCCGTTTGCTTTTCAAACTTGTAGAACGAACCAATTTGCGTTGAATGGAATTCGCCTGTTTTTTCGTCATACAGATGACCTAGGCGAGTGTAATTGCCACCGATAAGCGCTTTTTTATCGGCATACAGCGGCAACCCAACATACCGTGCTTCATTACTTACGATATCATCAATAAATCGTTCAGTAACTCTTGCACCATTAAGATTCGCCTGTGGTGCTTCACAGATGCGGGCTTTTACAGTCATAAATACATCAGACTGCTGAATTTCGGAGATGACAGAAGCAAAAATAAGTTTGCTCATAAACATTCTCCCTTTGCTTTTGCGTTCAGTGGGGGAAGACAAAGAGCGCTCAAGCGAATCTATATCAAACACCCGTTAAGGTGTAGATATCGACAACAGAATTAACGATTTAAGAGTTCGTTATCTGTATCATACTCAAGAAAGAACAATAGGATAAACACATGAAATACCATATCCTTCTTTCACTATCATAACAGTAGCACCAGCATGTGCTCCGTAACCCTTGCTTTGAGCGTAAGGGTCTATACCACAAATACTAGGCACACGTTCGACACGGACGTTTGATTCAGGCATGATACCAGAAACAAAAGATTGGCTTTTGTGAAGATGTCCAACCATAAAAACATCAATTGATTTTTGATATAAGTTGACAAACTCCTGAGCCATAGATTCAATATCTGAATCCTGCCCGTGAGTAAGTAGGAACTTAAAACCACAAACATCAATTACCTGAGTCATTGGTGCATCATTGGTCTCAATAATTATCCATCGATCATCAATAAACCTTGCGTGTAAATAATGCATGATAATACGTTCCATATTTTCTTCAGGGAATTGTCCCGCCTTAGAACCTAAAGGACGTATTTCTCCATGATTACCACGTACAGCATATACCTTAATAGGAATTTTAACGATATTAGCTAACGCAGCAATCCATTGAGAAAGATATTCCGCAAGACGAATAGTACTTTCAACAACTCCAAATTCAAGACGTTGAAGTTGACTTTGACGTAAAAGTCCATCAAGCATATCACCGACGATCATAAGGTCAATCTCAGTAGGTTCTTCCTTTTCTACTATTGCTGATATTTTGAGAAGTAGATTTTCCATACGTCTTTCGAAAACTGAAGAATTATATTTATTAATAGATTCTCCAAGAAGTCCAGTCACGTTGAAATCAGCGCCATAGTGGAAGTCTCCAATGCCAAGAACAAGAGTACGCTCAACAGTATCTGGTCTTTTAGGCTTCGGAATCTCGACATCAATTTTAGGAAGAGATTTAATTGCAGAAGTTATACGTTCGCAAAGAAGCTCTGTTCTTGATATCTGACGCATATCGTTTTTAATGCCTCTTTGAATATCATAAAGCTTTTGACGTTCGATAACATTTCTATCAATAGAAGCCTGATCTGAATTGTCAAACTTCATCCCTGAATCACTGGCAAATTTAACACCAGCGCCAAGTTTACGAAGCGCTTCAGGACTACAATCTAAATCAAAATCCTGGACAATTTCAACCCACTGTTTATCGTTATTCTTGCTTCTCTTATCGAGAATTTCCTGTATGATGTCCTGCTTTTCCTGTCTGGTAAGTTCTTCAATTAAACGACTCAATAGATCCACATCCTTTTGTGGTTATTTTGATTCCAGAAAAGAAAAGACTGGGACTTACATCCACCGAGGAATGCCCAGTCAATTAGCTACCGTGGTGCGCATTGAAACACGCAGTTAAGAACAAATAATGTAATGTTTGGTCGTTTTCAAGAGGCGTCGGTAGAACTATCGAAGACATACGGCTTATTGGATGCCGTTCCATTACCACGTCGCTGTTTGGGCGCGACATTCCCAATGCTTTCAACTTTTTTATCGACGCTTGAAGCCGACGTCATGATTCAATGCTGCCTTCAGGATTTGAAGGTTTAGGTTGTTTCCCTCGTTCTGTAGCCGCTGGATCTCCAACTTTTTCACTATCATCCATCTTGGGACGTCCTGGGCCGTTAGAACTGACAGCATTCTGATTTTTTACTTCACGAGGAGCAAAAACTTCATTTGTTCCATCTTTTTCCTCTGTTTCTCTTGCTTTTCTTTCTACCTCAAGAGAGTAACCATTAGTTTCAAGCATTTCTCTGGTAGAAACAACACCTTTCTCCCACAATTCGATGCATTTTTCACGAAGAGCCTTTTTACCTTCCATAGAAAGAGGCTTAAAATGGAATTCCGGTGTTTCTTTTAAGTTATAAGTTCCGGGAATTTCTTCTGCTAAACGTTTGTTAATTTTAGTCATCATTTCACAGAATTCATCTCTTACCGCATTGATTCTGGCTTCTGCTGTCTGAGTTGAAATTTGAGCAGAAGCAAAAGTAGAACCATCTTCAGAGACACCCGTAACTAAAACTCCGCTTATTCCTCCGCCTGATAAAATATCATTATTAACTCCACGATATTTATCCCATTGGAACAAGTCGTCCATATCGAATTGAATTGTTTCAGCGCTTGCTAAATGATTGGTTACCGCAAGAGGAGTACCACTCATCGCACTGATGAAAATTCTACGTACTTTAGAAAGTTGTGCTTCATCTGGAAGGATATCGCTCGACTTAGAACTTTCTCCATATTTAACATGAACAAAACTACGCTTACCAATATTAAGCATAGCATCTTCATAACTGGAAATAAGTTCTTTTTTAGCTAAAGCACGAATAATAGAAGCAATAAATGGAATAGCATATCTCTGCCAACTTTCTTTTGTTGTTTGTAAAACAAAAGTATTATTTGGGTCAAGCTGTGCATACGCTTTACGTTGAGTTACTGCCTGTTGAATTTCTTCAGGATAACCTTTTAAGATGTATGCAGTGTCACTATCTTTAACAAATTTTTCGTCAATAGTATAACCTTTCGTTTGAATTTCATTTATAATACCTTCGCAGTTATACTCAACGATAGGAGTACCGTTAAACATAGTGTTACCAATTTTCCATTTATCGATAGGTAAAGTAATCAGATCACCATGGTAAAGGTAGCAACAAACGTTACTGTATTTCCACAGTTCAAGCATAATTGCGTCTATTTTTTCACGAAGTCTCATACGTTTGTACTGTTCTTCGTAAAGAGCATATGTTTTTTCTTTTGAACCAGTCAGATACCAGTCTGAACAAGTAGAAAATGGAACATATACATGTTTGACAATACCATGAACAATAGGATCAGCATCTGTATAATAATCAGAAAGCTGATAGAATTGCTGTATGTTTTCCTGTTTACGACGGAGTATACTTACATAGTCGAAATCAGAAAGTTCACCGCTGAAAGTAAAATTAGAATTAGTAAAGCTTTGAATAGTTACCTCATCATTTTCCTTACCAGCGCCAACAGCAATTTTTACGTCATGTTTTTTCTGAGGCTGTTCTTCCCCAGTAGTTCTAATGCCCATTAATCGGCTCCAGAAGCCCATTGGGACTCAGCCCCTTTCTTAAAAATGTCTAAACGTAGATGCAATACGCCTAGATTGCGCATCATTGAAACCACCTGTAACGCCAACGCACACAGGGCCATGTTTATGTAATTTGATGCTTTCTTTTTCAAGTTCAGAGATATAGTCATTGCCCATGGCTAAAGATGAATATCTATCCTTATGCATGGTTGATTTAGGAACGTCATAAAGGACGTTACCGCCAGAACCAGTTTTAGCAACAACATTACCCATTTCAATTTGTAAAGCATCAGCCTCAAGATAGTTTGCGAATTCTTCTTTTGATATCTTTTTAGCATTTTCACCAGTCTGCCGATCTTTCATGATTCTGGAAGACATAGGAATTTCAATAGTTTGTTTTTCCAAAGCAACTCTAAGGTTTGTATAGATTCTTTGGTTTAACTGATTGACAGCTCTGAAAGGATGAAGAGCCTGAATTGCATCTGCATTTGTCAAAGGTTCATCATCAACAACAAGCGGAGGATATTCCTTTCCTGATTCAGAGTCTATCCACTCTTTGTCAAAGAATCTGTCAAAACTATCACCGATACCTCTGGCGTCGTATACTATCTTTTCGGTGTTTGGGAATTTAACATGATAATATATTCTGACTTGTTCGGTTAAATAGTCCAATGGTTTACCATTATACGAACGAATGTGGACAATCTTTCTTGCAAAAGATCCGTCTTTACGTTCTGTAAATTTATGGATCATTAAAATGCTGTTATCCGAACCTTTAGCTTTAGATGTAGCTATATCCAGAGAGATAACATATCTTGATTTGGAACCTTTAGGCTGTTCCATTTCAACGTTATCTAAAGTTCTACAGCTTTGAACAAGATCAAACGGGAAAGCCGAGTTTTCAGAAGAACCAAGGAACTTGGATTCATATTCCATTTGGAAAGTTGTTTCCGGGTTACTTGCACGTTCTTCTTCATAGTAGCTTTCTTTTGTTAAACCTTCTGCAATAGGAGTTTTGTAATGAAGAACACAAGCAAAGTATGCTTTATTTCCTTTAGCTCTTTGTTGAACAATACGTTGAAATTCTTCATAGAACGAATAGTTCTTTGGACATGCAGAAGTAATATAAATGATTTTAGAATCAAAGTCGTTAAAGTTATAAGCTCTTGCGTTATATCTGGTTTCATTACGTGTAGGTTTAACAACTGCACGTAAAACGTCCATATCGACATCACGAGCTTCATCAACGATAACCATCTTCGCACGGCGACCTCTTGCACGGGCAAGCGGCACTGAACAAATTGTACTACCATTCTTTAGAGTCACCATGGACTCATCTTTGCTGATAGAAACATATGTCTTTGCGTTAGTAGGTTTAATTTCATTTCTGAAGTTTTCGTTTTCATTACAAAGATCACGTATCTTTTCAGCAATACGTGTTGCCTGATCAGCCGTAGGAGCCACAACCAGAATTGAAGTGCCAGGATACAGACAACCGAGAGATACTGCAATAAATGCTGTTAACCAAGTTTTACCGTATCCACGAGGAGCAACAACAGCAGAAGTCGTTGCATTGCCAACGCCTCTTGCTATTACGTGCTGAATTGGAGTTAATTTTACAGGAGCAAAAGCATCTTCTATAAACACATCCATATGTGTTCTATAATAGATTACCTGTTCCTCGATAACTTTCCAGTTTAGGATTGCTCCATCATAGTATTGCGGTTTCTGAACGGATTCAGAGACTGGTTTACGAGTGTCTATCATTCAACATCACTCATTTCTTCGTCTCTCATTGATTCGATAATATACCCCAATCCATCCAGCGCAATATCAACTACATCTTTTTCCCATTCGATTTTTCTTATACATGGATATCCATGAGTTTCACAATATTGTGTTGTTTCACCCCAGTTATTCAGAGTATTCTTTTCGTCCGGTTTACGTTTACAAGCCGCAAAGTTGCCTGTTTTCATCAGCAAGTCAAACTGAGCAACAGCATCTTTAACGTCCTGTAAGGAACATCTACCAGCCATATAGTCATTCTGAACTTTATCCACAAGTAAAGAGGCTTTAGCCAATTTCTTGGCGTTATCCCGAAGGGAAATATCAGAAAGTGTGAAGTCATGCTCAAGTTCATGATAATAGTGCATAAGGTGTTCGATTTCAGAAGGTTTAAATTCTCCGTTAAAGAATTCATCATAAACCTTAAGATTTCTATCAACCTTTACAGTTGGTTCACCTTCTACGATCATTCCATTTTCTTTGGCTTCATCGTAGTCTTTAGTATTAACATCCTTGGTATGATCTTCGTATTTGTAGTTTTGAGTTTTTTGCATTAACGAAGGCATAATAGGACAAGCTAATGATTCCAAAAGAACCCTGCGTCTGTCTTCGTTAGACTTTTGATAAACAGTCGATTTAGAAGCTTCAAGTTCTGCTTGTTTTAAAGCATTTTCCCAGACATTCTCTTTCCATTCCCGATTGTTTTCCCAAAAGTATCTTCGCATTTCATCTTTGGTATGTATTTTAGCTAAACATTGTTTACACCATTTGTCTTTACAGCCATTTTCAGTCCAGTCACGATTAGAAAAAAACTGACTTAAAGGTTTTGTCTGACTACAGTGAAGACACAGCTTTGTTTGAGCAGGAGCTTTATTTTTATGTGGCTTTGATAGTATTTGAGCCATTACTCAATATCTTCCAAAAGCTTATTGATTTCCTGCTCTGTAAATAGAACTTCTTCGTCGCTTGAATCGGCGGAGTCTGCCTCAACATAGTATTCTTCAACAGGCAGAAGTTCTTTATTAGCTTTATCAAGTTTTTCATGAATATTCTCAATGTAAACTTGCTTATAAAATTCAGCTAAAGCCAAAAACAACTCGGGTGTTTTTGTATACTTATATTTTGTTACATGGTATTTATAATGCTTCTTAGCAAATACATATTCAATACCTTTAGCTCTAAGAAATTCTACTTCACGTCTCCATTGAGTTGAGTATTCCTTGTCAAATACATACTTTGGGATAGAGCTTTCCATAGTTAATCACTCCTTGATAATCAATTTAATATTCGGGAGTATTCTCCCTTACGGTCATTTTCGAAAGACACGCTAGAAAACGATAAGAAAAGATACAAAAATGTTACACCTTATTTTTGTTTTGTTTATGTTTTGTTTCGTGGTGTGGGAAAAGTTTTTAAATTCGATTAATTAAATGAGAAGAGAAACGAGAAGGGAAAGGAGAGAAGAGAGAAGAAAAGAGAAATGAGAAGAGAGATAGAAGAGAAATGAGAAGAGAGATTTGGAAGAGAATGCATATATGGGTTTTGACCCTCTCCGAAAGTTTTTCAGCGTAAATCGGAGAGACACGTAAGACCTGAACCGTGAATCGGCAGGCTGTGTAGATTCTCGAAAGGAGAATGCGATATGTGTACTGTTATTGCAGTCAACAATTACAAAAGAGCATACGAACAAGCAACAGAAATATATACTACAGAGCAATTGGAGGTGATTAACAATAAGATTAATCAACTTTCCAAAGAACATTACCGTTATGGAGCAAAAATGCCTCTTGTAATCGGTAAAGCCCGTGGCATTCAGAACGTTTTAAACATCGAATATAACGTTCATGTGTCAATTTTCTATATTTGGGCTATTCTTACTGGTTATCAATTTGAACAGTAAGAACAAACAATGACTTTAGTGGTTTCAAGTCGCTACTCTTCATTAGTGGAGAGTAGCGTAAAACCACAAATAATAAAGGAGGAATATCCCATGAAGTGTATCAAAGGTAAGGAAATTCAGGTTCTCAGGTCTGCTGCTGGTTTCTACATTGGTTGTTTTGATGATGATGGTCCTTACTGCCGTATTTCTGGTTATTACAAAACTAAAGAAATAGCAGAACAAGCCCTCAAAAACAAAACATTCTTCCGTATTGCAGATGAAATTACATTCTGCAATCGTGGATGTGGATGTATTCTCGAAGAAGATGATGATTAATCCCACCTGAAGATGGATGTGTTGGTTGCCATCCGAAACCAACGTCGTGAGACGTAGGTCGTGGGAAACCACAATAAAATAAGCCAAAAGGCAAGGAGGTAGTAACTATGTTTACTCGTATCATTTCCATTTTTGTTTTCATCGTTCTGGTTGCTCTGGTTATCATTCCCGCTTTTGCTGAAGAAACGTACTGCTTTGCAGCAGTTGTTGTTTCTTACAAAGTTTCTTCTTTCGGAGACCTCGAAGTTGAGGTTATTGATGCCGAAGGAGAAGTATGGGTTTATTATGCAGACGAAGCTCATATTGGGGATGTGGTAATCCTTACGGTCTTTGATTTCGAAAAACTTTCTTATGAAGACGACGAGATTATTGATGTTCTCACTGTTGGTCGTCTCGACGAATACGCAATGACACAGTGGCTTACCCATTAAGGATCATCATCATTAAAGAAAAGGAGGTTAACATAATGGCTAATATCATTCATCCCATTTCTTATCCTGACACACCGTTCGTTTCTTGGATTTTTGGAAACGTTGAGCAAGTTGTGGCATTTGTCAACGCAGACGATGCTAAAGATGCCTTCCAAGCTCTTTATGCTAATGGAATCGCTGCGGGTTTTAGTATCCCTGCAAACTATAAGGAAATTCCTTACAAACACTACGAAGGAGATGGTCTCCTTTCTGAAGAAAACATCATTGCTCTCCAGAAGAAAATTTCTAATATGGCACTTATTGAAAAATAAAACACATAGGAGGAAAAGAAAATGCTTAGTACAACTGAAAGAATCAAGAATGCTTTCTTAAGGCTTCTTGGACACGACGCAGCTTACGAAGTTGAATTCTTTAAATGGTTTAATGTAGGTAAAAGCTGGGAGTTTGATAAAAATTGCGATGTAGACATGGACAAAAAAGAACCCACTGGATTCATCACTGTTTCTTTCAATCCTATTCAGGCTACGATGGCTTTCCCTAAGGATTGGGATCGTGAAAAGATGTACATCATGACTATCGACAATGCTCGTCTTTTCTGGCAGTATCTTAAAGCAAATTTTCATACTCAATATTGGTATGCTTTGGATATTGCTTCTTCCCTCAGTAAAAACAATCACGAATATGACAATGTTATCGCCAGCGGTATCGCAAACAAACGTTCTTGATTAAAGAAAGGAGAATTTATTATGTTGTTTACCATTCTTTATGCTCTTGTTCTGATTGCTTTGATTCTTGCTGCAATCAGTCCCAAACTTCTCAAAAAGGTTGCTGTTAAAACTCTTATAGCTATCATTGCTATAGCTCTTATTGCAGGAGCTCTTGCTATTCCCGGTATCGTCAGAGCAGAATCTGACATTACCAGAGCTGTTGTAAACATTACGTACATTGAAGCAGCTAACAAACTTCTCATAGTTCATTTTGATTACGAAGGTCAAGACCTTGCCTTCTATTGGTATGGTGAACTTGAGATTAAACCCATTTATGTAACAATCGGAGAGAATTATGAAGTAATTCTCGCTGATTATTATTGTGAAGAAAGATATGGTTCTTTCTTTACAAAGTAATTTGACTTATTCGTATCTAAGACACTAGAAAGGAGAAGAAAGAAATGGATAAGCAAGATAAGAGATATCAGATTATCCTTACATTTAAGGATAAAGGTTTGGCAAACGCAAAGTATAAAGATTTAATCAAATCTCAAATTGGGTTTGCTATTGAAACAAAGATAATCGACATACCTCGTTACTGCATCGTGGGTGTTGGTTTTAGTGAGAATGGTCAGACGTATACTTATTGGCTGTCCGATCTTCTCGCTGAAAAGATTTCCAAAGGAAAGGCTTCTTCCATAAGACCGTGGCCTACTAAGAATGGCATGATTCGTGGAGCTATTCGCAGTATGAACTGGTTAACGGAAACCGAAATTAACGAATATTACAATATCGGTCTCAAAGAAATTCGCTACATCGAAGACTAAGGTATTAAAGGTTTATCCTTTATACAATATTAAGGCAGCTAAAGCTGACCAAAATTAGGAGGTAACTACTATGAATCCCATCACAAACGTAACTCCCGACATCGAACTCGTAACTACCGACTTCGGAATGCTTCAGGTTCTTAAAGAGCTTGGTCTTCCTTCTGATGTTGTTACAAACATCGAAGTCACTCTGACGATTCTCGACATGAGAAGGATCGTCAACTCCAACAACGTTGAAGCTCTCAAGGAGATCAAAGGCATTGGAGATAAGAGGGCTATCAAGATCATCGAAGCGTTCAAAGACAAAATTCCTGGTGTTATGTCTAAGCCTTGTCCTGACATTCGTAAGCCTGATGAAGAAATGATTTCTGTTCCTGAAATGAGTCTGGTTATGCGCAACAATCCTACCCTGACTCGGTTTAAGGTTGACAGGAATGGAAATCCGATTCTGGATGAAAACGGAGAACGGATTCCCAACATCGGAAAGAAAAGACCTGGCCCGATGATTCAGTATCTTCAGAAGGTGAGTGGTAAGAAGGAAAATGTTGTGTTCACCACAATCAGCACGATTGCTGAAAACTCCAAAGATCCTTCTATTCCTTACATGCTTGGTGACTACTGGAGCAAGATTGCTCGTTATGGCATCAAGACTCCTGATGGTCGGAAGCTCGTTCCTCTCGGAATGGGCACGAACGCTCTGATGAAAGGACAGATTCACTGGACTTATGAAGAATACGTCCAGAAAGTCATGAATTGGGTTCTTTGCGGAGCTGATATGTCCAATAAGCAGAAGATTGCAAAACTGGAAGCTTACAAAGGACTGCTTCTGCCTTACACAAAGAAGCTTTTGGAAAATGCAATCAATCCACATATGGAAGTCATCACTCCTGAATGGGAAAACGTTCATCACGGTAAGAACGTTCTGATTGATCCCGATGGAACGATGACAGAGAAAGACACTTTTGTAGTGTCTGAATTCGACGGACAGTGCTTCATTGACCTGACTGACTCTCTGATTGACAAGATGAATCTGAACAGAGCCGAACGTCGTCGTCTTATGAGAGCTATTGCCAAGTTTAACGGTGGTACTCTCAGGGGTGCATGGCATAAAGGTGTCATCGTGATTGGTTTCCATATTCACGATTATCTCCATGCAATCGGTGTTCACTCCATCAATGGCAAGAACATTGATGATATCGCTCTGTTCGGAGACAAGACTATCTTCAAGGCAGCGGTTGGTGATGACGGCCTGTACAAGAAGTTTGAAGACTTTGCTGACAACTTCGTGTCCAAGCAGCATCGCTTCGGTGTTCTGCTTGAGAACCATGGAATTAAGCACACTTTCCTGCCTGCCCAGCAACTTCAGGCTGCGCATGGTGCTGACAAGAAGTTTATCGAAGAAGGTGCTGATGTAGAAGTTGAGTACCTGAAGAAAGCACAGGATGAACCCAAGGTCGCTGCCGTAAGGTACATTCCTCGTCCTGTTGCTCGTATTGCTCAGAAAGATGAAAGCATTATGAGCGTCTGGTTTGTCAACGAAATGGCAACTAACGGATACGAACAGGAAAGGACAGCTGCTCTCGCTGGACGTACTCATGGTAACTCCGTAACTGGATTCACCATCAAAGATCCTATCGCTTATTGCGAATGGATTGCGTACTGCGAAGGTATCAGGACTGAACTTCCTGAAGGACGTCTGAATGCTTACGAAGTCTTCGTTCCTAACTGGATTGAAGTAAATGAAGACGGAACAAGGACTCCTTACTCTGGTCGTGCTGTTGCAAGCAGAAATCCTGTCATTGCAAACTATGGTCTCCACGTTGTTAACGTCATTAACACTATCGAAAACTTTGAACAGTTCTTTGATGACGGATTCGATTACATTGTCGTTTCTATCCACGACGATCTGTGCAAACTTCTTCGTATGGACCACGACGGTGACAAGATGCGTCTGACCAATGCAGATTGGTTCTGCAAAGCTGTAGAGTCCATCGGAAGTGACGGAGTCTTCGCTGAATGGGAAAACTTTGGCGAAGTTCTGAAAGCTGTTCCGACTCGTGAAGCTATTCTCGATTTCTTCTCTACCTGCACAAATTCTCCGACTCTTGGACTGAATGTCGATACTTTCGGAAAGTATATCTCTAACGGTATTGCCAACAGTCCTGAACGTGAGATGGTTATGGACTATCTCATGAACAAAGGAACAGATGTTAAGCAGGGAGCGAATGGCTCTACTGTAGCTGGTGATGCTGGTCTGATTCTTCGTGAAATGAAGAAAGAAGGCAAAGACTGCCTGTACAGCATTGCTCAGTCCTATGGCAAAGGACTGAAGGGTCGTGAAGTAGCTGCTGATAAGATTGCAACCGAATATGGTGATAGCAACCTGGACATCATCAGCAAGGCTGTAAATGATAGAACTCCTACCGAACTCGTGTTCGAAGGAAGGTTCGAAATCATGAATATCATCTGCAATAAGATGCAGACAATGGGTGGTCTTGCTGGTAATGGACATAAGAAGCAGAATTATGAAGACGCTGGTCTCTTCAACAAACTGGTGGCTCGTAAGTCCAAAGAGTGGAGTGAATTGGCAGAAGATGAAGTGACCAAGGATTGGTCTGAGTATCAGGAGTGGAAGAAGCAGGAAGCTTTGTCTGAGCTTTATGCGTTTGGCAAAGCTAACGGAAAGACTGAAGATGACGTATACGATGCTCTCGTTACGTATATCTTTGGCACTCTTGCTGCCACTTGGAAGTCTGAACGGTCTTCTGATACGATGCGTAAATGGATGATCGTTCTTGCCAGGACCTTCATTGAGTGGTTTGGCGACAAGATGGAAGAAACCTTCTGCAAGAACCAGAACATTGACGTTCTCGCTGCGATTGCAGACGGTGTTGACCTTGAAGAAGAAGTGTAAACGACTAAAGCTGCGCTATCGGCTATACGGGCATCAACGAAAGGAGAATAACAATGACTTTTCCTCATGATATTCGTATTGGGACATTCAGCAATGGAGAACCTATCTTCATAACAGTCAATAACGAAAGGGAATATGAAATTGCTCTTTTGAACATTGAAGCATCTCAAGATTATGTAAGAAGTTATTTTGACCAATATTGGAATTAAGAAAGGAGAATAACGATGAACGGAAAGATTAAAGATAATGTTTATTGGATTGTTTATCCTGAAGATGGAGTTTATAAATGTCAAATGGTTCTTGAAAATCTTACTGTAACACTTTCCGGTGAGACAGAAGATGATGCTTTTATTAAGACCATGTTTAGGGCTCATGACCTTGTTAAAGACTGTCTCAGAAAGGACTATATTGACAAGATGGTTGTGCAGTTCGTCAACACTTGTGTACGTCTTCGCGGTGCTGGTAAAACCATGCTCGAAACACCAAAGGAGAAGTGATATGAAAGTTTATCTTGAAGACATTGCATATAACACGTATATGCCAATGGTTGAAACTTTCAATTTTGTTTATTCTCACGGGTGGCTTGAAGAGCAAGTTGGTTATGACATTGTAAATCTCGAAGCTCCTGCTGATGAATATAACTTAGTTGACGGAATTTACAATGTTACAGCCGTAAAGCCTAATGGTGATGAGTTTCCTTCTTTTCTTTACTTTTGGCACGATGAAAGAGGACAGCGACATGGTTTCGTTTGTGCTACAAATGATTCTGAAGCTCAAAGCTATGCAAGGCGTAAATTTGAGATGAAAGCTAATACAATATAGTTAGTGCTTTGTTGATTGAGAAACCCTATATGTTTTTTTATATTATATAGAAAATGTATAGGGTTTCTACTAAAAACAAACAACACGAAGGAGAGAAATATGAAAGTTTATCTTGAAGATATTGACCATAATATATTTATGCCATTGGTCAATACTTTCAAACGTGTTTATGCTTATGGATGGCTTGAACTTAAAGTTGGCAACGATATCATATATCTTGAACCCGATATAAACCAACAAAACTTGACCGACGAAGTCTATAAAGTTATAGCTGTTACACCAGACGGATGCGAGTTACCTTCTTTTCTTTATTTTTGGCATGATAATCATGGACACCAGCATGGGCTTGTTTGTGCGGCTAATGACTCTATGGCTCAGGATTGCGCAAGAAGTGTGTTTGAGAAAAGAATGCGTCATGTATGACAAAAGGAGGCAAAATAAATGAATAACACTTCAATTTCAATTTTAACATCAAGTACACCTTTTATTAGCAAAATCAAAGAAGAAGGCATACCGATAACACAAAACAATAGTTTTATGTATACTATTGTTGTTTCTGTTTGTAACGAATTAAGAGCTTGTAATATTCTTCAAAAGTTTGCTGAAGAAACAAAAGCTACTGTGTCTATGTATATTTTCTATCAAGATCCTGGGACTGGAGAATCGAGTGATAGCTGGATGATATACGTAGAAGGAGAAGCCTTCCCAAAAGTAAAAGAAGTAGAAAACGAAAAGACTCGCATTAAAATTCTTGCTCTTAGATGTTGGTTTCATGGTGTACTGCCTCCAGAAGAAGATAAACAAGCTGTTCTCGATTATATTACTTCTCATCCTAAAACTTTTAAAGTAAAGAAAGCCAAAGAAGAATGAAAGGAGATTAAAGATGAACTTTATTTTATGTGAAGGTTCAAATTTGAGCTATTTGATCTGTCAGAATTCAGATACCAATGAATGTTGGACTCTTATTATGCACAGATATACATTTAGTTTTATAGATTGGACACCTCCATTTATAAGACTTGTTGGTATGAAAATTCAATTACTTCCCGAAAAGAAAGCAATTGAAAAGCTTGAAGAATACGCAAAAGATTCTGGTGTTCGTGGATCTGAAATAAGAGAGTTTCTTAAGCATTACAAAGAGCTGCCTTTCTAAAGATTCATAGACGGGAGTCTTTTGGGACTCTCGTAATGAGTCCTTAGTGACTCAATTCCAATCCCCACCTTCATTTTTCCCACGGGAAAATTTTTCACCCACGGGAAATTTTACGCCCACCCCTTTTTTTGGCGGGAGGAGTTTTTTTGGTCGCTTTGCTCTTTCTTGACTGGTTTCAAACTTATTCCTCCGTTTTACTTGAGCTAACGCCTCGTAACCTCGGCGAAGCACTTTGATTTATCCCATAACTCATACTAGTCCTTTCCGACACTCGGCTCGCAAAGCTCGCCGAGCATTGCAATAAGTTCGTTCTATCAACAATTCGGTTTTTCATTCGTTTTTTAAAGCGTTAGCTTAATATAAAGGAGGTAAAATCAATGAAAACCCGTAAACCCACACAGGCAGAGCGTATTCAACAGCTTTGCGTAGAACGTAACAACAGGAAAGACTCTATGGCTTCCATTCTGGCAAAATCCGGTTGGACTCGGGACGACTTGTCTGTTATGCAGGAGCATCAGGCGTGGCTTAAAGCTAATGTCCCTGAAATCAACGGGTTTTACAAACCTGCTTTCGTGGCAGGATAACAACTGCATATTCGGTGTTGGACTCGGGCTACTGCTATGCGCTGGTTCGAGTCCATAATCGTGTATGCGATTGGATTTTTCATGTGTACACCTCCTTTCCAGAGAGGCTGGCGTGGGATACCAGTCTCTCACCTCCTAGTTAATCTCGCTTCGCAAGTTGAGCGATAAAATCAGCTTGCCCTTAGTGGTTAATAATTTGTTCGTCGTTGCCTATGCAACATATTGACCTGCATCATCCTCGCAGATATCACCCCCGACGAACGATTATTATACAAAAACCCTCGCAAGATTTCATGAGCAGGAAGGTTTAATCTAAGGCTCTATTTGCCGACCAATGAGGGTTTGCCACCTTCCATCCCCGCTATTTAAACCGAGCGTCTAGGGCACGGCTACTCGCCCCTAGCAACAGAAAAGCGCAAAAACACTACGTCCAGAGTAGGGATAGGCATAGCAGTGGAGCTGTAAGGCGGAGAAGCTGGTATGTGAAGAAGTAGTGTGCTGATGTTTACATCCCTGCGGTTTCATCAGCATCTCCTTTCTCTTATGTAGAAAGGAAACCGATACGTGCTACGTATGAACCTTGCCCGCTTTTACAAACAATGCGGTTATGCGGGCTATACGCCGATATAGTTTAAAGCGCAAACGAGTCATGAATCGAATGTGCGTGGCAGAGCACCTGGGGCGGACCCAGAAGATACAGGTTCAAGCCCTGTTGTCGGCTCCCAAACAGAAATTACTAACGAAAGAAAGGAATTACAATGAGCGCTACGGTTATCAGAAAGAACGCGGTTATCGTCACTGATGGCTCTTGCTTCGGTAACCCGGGAGTTGGCGGTTACGCCAGCATTATCAAAATCGAAGGCTCCTACAAGAAAACAATTGCTGGTTGCGTAGTTCAGATGACCACCAACAACCGCATGGAGCTTATGGCAGTTGTCGAAGCCATCAAACAGTTGAACCTCGACAAAGTCAACAGCCTTCGTATCGAAGTCAGGACTGACTCCCAGTATCTTATTACCTGCTCTGCTCACAGAGACGTTCAGTGGTTCCGTGACCACGCAAACGCCGATATGTGGATTCAGCTCATCGATGAGTGTAAGAGAGGCGGACATGTACTCCGGTTTGTCAAAGTAAAAGGTCATTCAGGAGATGAAGACAATGAAAAGTGCGACAAGCTTGCTAAAGAATACTGCGGAAAAGCACAGGCTCACCTCAAAAAAGCAATGGCATCCAACGGCCCCATCCAGGTTATCGGAGGATGACTACTATGATAAGCTCGCAGAGCAGAATCATGTAGGAGAAGTTCTGGAAGTTCCAGAAGACTTTTGAAAAGGAGAGCCATCATGAAAGTTGGTCAGGTAGTCGAAGAAATTGAGACTTGTAAAATTCTTTCTCATAAAATCTTCGAACTTGAAAAACCCTTAACTAATAAAGACAGAGAACTTATTAGTTTGATGTTAAACAGGCACGTAAAAACGTTAGAAGATATGGAGGTTAAAAGCGACAATGATTGAATTAATCGTTGCTGTTCTTTTAATTGCTATTGCTTTTTACGCAGGATTGAAAACATCAGACAGATACCATGAAAATGCGATGGCTATCTTATGGCGTTTTGTACGTCAACCCGACTATCAAAACGGTGTAGGATATGTCCCGCCTCCCCAACAGGTGATAAGAAGGAGACGTTTAGTCGGACGAGAATTTGAAGAGCGTTTGCAAAAGACTGGACATGCGATTCAAAAATTTACTCCGTCCTCCCCTTAATTGACCCTTCTATCTTACTAATGTTTTGCGCCCGCCAGAAGGCGGTCGCCGAGCATTATGATATGAAAGAATTTCAAGGCTTTCAATCAAAACAAGTGGCGTCCGTTACCCACATTAAATATCGCCGACGGATAGACTGTTCCAGGTCGATAAACTGGAAGGCTGGCATACGAGTCAAACAGTATGACTAATCGACAGAAATTACCCGCAAAAGAAAAATTTCGGAGGTAAAAGAAATGAACATTATTCTGGGTAACATCGTTCGTGATGCGGAAATTCGTGAAGTTACGAATGGAGAAATCAAGACTCAGGTCACTGAGTTCACCGTGGCGGAAAACCGCCCCAACCGTAACGGAGAAAATCATCCGGTGTTCTGGAAGATCTCTCTGTGGCGTGACCGTGGCGTGAAGCTGAAGCCGTTCCTGACCAAAGGACGTCCTGTCCAGGTGCAGGGTGATGCCGATGCACAGCCGTGGATCGACAAGGAAGGCAAGGCTCAGGTCACCATGGTGATGAAGAACGTCACCATTACGTTTGCCAGCGGTGGCAAGAAGGCTGACGGTGAAGCCGAAGACGAGCCCGAAGTGACTCCGGCTGTTCCTTTCGAGGATACTACCGCGCCCGCTGAAGCTGAATAACAGCGCGAACTGATAGACGTAAAACGTCGATTTATGTAAAACTAGGGAGTCTGGTTAGGTTATGACCAGGCTCCCTTTTTTTCTTCGTAACCTACAGCTTGTAAAAGCTTATATTTTTTACGTGACCCATAAATTCGTTAGGTACCGAACTTTGAGACCTTTCGAAAATCACCATAAAGGAGAGTAGGTCATACTTTCCACTGCTGGCCCGCTGTTTCCGCCAGCAACAACTTAATATGACTTTACGCTTTTCCCTGAGCGTTAAAGTGACTGGTGAACAAGAATCTCTTGAGGGTTAATGAGGAAGGGTGAATCCACACCACGGAGGGGAGCATGTTGATTGGATAGACATGCCGTATAGAGAGACTTTTGTTCTTGATTATGTGCTATTACGACGATGGCACAGTTCACATTAGCACATAATTAAGCATAGCCTTCAGATAGTCTGCTATATCGAAGGATTTGCATTACGATGTTCAAATCACGACTATAGTGTTGCCTGCGTTACAGAGTCATATACTTAATTGAAAATGGACTATCTGTTGGCTATGTTCCACCACAGCATAAGCTCTATATAAGCTTTATAAACTATATAGATGCTATATGCAGTGAATGGACAATAAACATGAATGAAATAGACCTCATAAGGAGAAATAACCATGAAAGCAAAAGAAACTATACCGATAAAAGAACAGGAAGCTGTTTTTAACTACATTCCAGGTGAATCGGTTGACAAAGCTCAGATATACACTACGATTCCATGGATGATGAAGTATCTATGGTCTATGTGTGAGCAATATCCCGATCAGTACAAAGTAGTTAAGGATGACCAGTATTCATTGACGGTAGAATTGCCTTTTTCTCTGATTAAACCTCGTAAACCGAGGATTATGACCGAAGAACAGCGTACCAAATGCGTAAATGCTCTGAAAGGGGCTAGAACAAAGAAGGAAACAATGTCTATGTTGGGTGAATTGGCTGATGAGTGATCAATTTTCTTTCATTATATTAATTATATATATAATATATATAATAGAAAGAAAAATAATTACTTTATGATTAATTAATGTACTTATGTAGTAATTATTCATAGGGTATTGATTACTATTATGGTATTAATGTTCTTTATGTAGTAAATAATCTTAAGTTGGAATAGAACTATTATATTAACATTTCCTACTTACATATACTTACAATATTCAACACCTTATAACATACAACAATACTATATTAAATTAACAACTTGTTATTAAGATAGTATTCATTTTATATAGTTATTCTTTTACATAATGTTAATATAATAGCCTGTTTAAAATAGATAACTTAATAAATATGTTTTCTGTATAAAAGGTTTCTAAAGAAAGGAAAGTATAAATGAAAAAGAGTAGAGCCGGGAAAAGTGCTGCTTCTGTTTATCATAGGTTTACCTTAAGTAATATGCCCGCCGAGGGAGAACTTTTGCTTATCTATGTTGCTGACAAGTTTTTTGCAAATCGGGGGTTCTGCCATGTAGGTAAATATAACGGACACGAAGTTCACTATGAAACCGAGCATGGTGTTTATACCCTTCCAATGAAAGACTATCCGACTTCCCGCTGGGCTTACTTGTACTGTCCTGATAAGTAAAAGAAAATGAAATATGTAAGAGTAATCAATGAACACAAAGTAAAAGTTTTAACTCTTAATGATTGTAGAAGAATGGTACAACTTGACAGAAGACTGATGGAACTTAGCCCTGAAAAAGAAGACTTTTTTAAAAACAGAATCAACGAAACTAAAGAGTTAATCTTTAAAATTGTTATGGGAGAATATCATGAACCCACTAAGATTTGAATCTGCTCTGGCTAAAGCTCATAAATACAAAAAGCTTCCAAAAGAACTCTCTGACAAACTAAGAGCTATCTATCAGGCTAATATACCAACTTTCCTGAATATGAATGGCGGTGGAGCTTTATATAGCAAAAACGGCTATTTAATCTGCGAACACTATGACAGAATCGTTGTTGGTGATTATGGAGCTTTTGTTGAGTTTTCTGTTGCTCCTGTAGAATTTGTTACAAAGCGTGGACAGGAGTATAGACGTGACCCAAAGTATTCAAATGTCAAATATTATTGGCTCACGTTGCCTAAAGATGATTCTGTAAAAATCTACTTTCAGAAAAAAGAAGTAACTTATGCTGACTATAAACCAGAAAAGTATTATGTAAATGTTCATGAAGTAAAAACTTGGGTTGGAGCAATGTTAGGTACTGTTAAACCAAATACTATGACAGAAACTGACAGTAAAATGTTTACACATGCTTTAGCTGGAGGTTTTGCTGCACAAAGAATACTTGAAACTCATGAATACACAGAATCAGATGTTGAGTTTGTATGTAAAGCTTTTGTTAAGCTTATAGATCATTTTAGAGAAAAGATAAAGCAAAAGTACAATGACTGAAAAAGAGGATGACTGAAAATTGGATATTCTTAAGGAGTTTGGTTATTCTCCAGAAGACTTGGCGACTGAATACCAAATAGAGGTAATCTATACTAAATGGCGCTGGCTTGTAAAAACAATCCGCCGTGAATGGAAATCATGCAATGAAATTGAATGGCTTCAGTATAAAGGTTGTAAACGTTGGAAATTTAAAAACTCTAGTGACTGGCATATACAAAATACCAAAATCAAGGATGGTAAATAAAAATGGGCGACTTTGAAGGTATCTGTAATGAATGTGGATGTTCATGTTGCTTTATTTTGTCAAAATCAAAAGTTTTTTGTCCTGCGTGCAACAAAGAACGGAAGCGCTATGAAAGACATCGTGAATTGAAGCGTAATGAGTATAAAGAACAAATTGATTGGGATTATAAAGCGCATGAAAATCCATATGGATAAACAGAAAGGACTATAAAATGTTTATTGATTATATTCCGGCAAGAGAATGCAAAAATACAGAATCATACGGAATGATCTGTGTTAAGTGTGGTAAATGCGGTAGGAAATTTCAGGATGGAGTAATGGTGGACGCAGGTGGAACAACAAGTTCCGAGTCTGAAGAAGATGAGTAAGAATAACTGGAGAAACGATGCTCCTATTGAAAAGCAACTTGCTTTTATTGAAGTAATATACAAACTAGAACAAATTACAGCAATAATAGATGAAATAAAAAAATGTAAATATACAGAGTTAGATAAAAAGAAGCCCTAAATAAGAAGGAAAAGAAAATGATTAAATTTAATGTTTTTCCAAAGATTGTAGAATTTATTTTTGATATTTTCTATTCAATCGGAGAATTTATAAAAGACCATACTAGTAACTGGTTAAGTAGTTTTTGGACGGGATTTAAAGATCTTTTATCTGATTTTTGGGATAGTTTTATTGAAGTTTTTTGTGGATTCTTTAAAGGTCTTTGTGAATTCGTTCTATTTTCAGTAGCTTTTTTATCAATTATAGTGGCATTAGGCGGAATAGGTGGAATGATAGTAGGAGAACTTGAATTTCATTGGGCTTACGTTATTGCTCCTTTTGTAGTAATTATTTGTGTTTCAATCCTAAACATGATAGATTAAGGAGATAATATGGCGGATAATAACGATAAAGATACTTCTGAATGGATTGTAGACGAAAAGAAATACGGCGAAGATAATCTTCATTGCAAGAAATGTGGAGCTATTGTAGAAAAAGATGAAGAAGCTCGTCATTTCTGGGCTCATTGTTATAATTGTGGCAGAAAAATGACAAAAACGAGGGGCAAAGATATGCTCTGGGACGAATAAGAGGAATAAAGAAATGATTTCAGCAGAGAAACTCAAGAAAAGAACATTCGATGTAGAAATTAAACAATCAATATATCCGTTTAAACACGAAAGCAAAGGTCTTTGCACGACAAAAGTATTGTTAGAACAAAAGAATATTTCTTATTCTGAGTTAGCTGTAATTATTGGTAATTTTATTCTAGAACATCCTAATGCTGGAAGTAATCCATATGAATATGGGTCTCTTATAAGAATTGTTGAATATGATAATCAACATGAACGCTATTCAAAAGTAACATCATTAAGCATTAATAGTCATTTAAACAAAAGAAAGGAATAATATAATGCCTATTGTTATCACGGGAGTTTCGCTTCCTTCACAGAATTATATTCAAATTAATCTTGAATTGTTCTGGACTCTTTCTCAGTTTATGTCAGATTGTCGGTCTAACAATCAGAGAGAAGATACTATGGTTTCTAGTTTAATCGGTGTTGATTCTGGATTTGTTCTTCGTTTCAAAAATCTTAATGGAATTGTATCTTGTCATGACAAAACAAAGGGTTATGATGAACTTTTGTTTCAGACAACTGGATTTCCTTGGGACGGAAAGACTTCTTCTGCTCATGACACACGTACTCTTGCAAAAATGATAAAAGCTTATCACGAAGATTTAACTAGATATGGAAAAGATCGTGGTAGCTGGATGTTTCATGAAACTGATGAATATGCCGTTGTCATGCATTAACGGAGGTCTTTATGTTAAACGCAGATTATCAGTTTGAAGGTGAACTTGGAAGAAAAATCAAAATAACAATGGATAAAACAAGACCTAAGAATATTATTTTGTCTATTACAGATGAACGTGGAAATATTATTACTGGTTCTTTTAATTCAGAAGAACTTCAAAGAGGCATTAATACAATATTGAAAATCCAATATACTTTAAATGATTAAAAGGGAAAAGAATATGGTTAAAGTAATATGGATTAAAGGCGTGCCATTTTGTGCAGAATGTGGACGTAGACTTGAAAAGAAAAATCGTTGGAAAAATAACGTGCGGTGTCCAAAGTGTAATCAACCTGTAAAATGGAACTGACAGTCAACAAGACAAAAAGAAATGAGAAAATAACAAAAGAAGAAGCAATTGAAATTATAGAAAGATACAAGATTGTAGACCAAGGTTCTTTATATGATATTGATACCAACAAAGATTGCGACATGGCAATCGAAGCATTGAAAGAAATTGATAGTCTGAAAACTGAAAACGAACTGATTAAACGAAATAACGAAGAACTTGAAAAACAACGAACAGAGTTTGCAATAAAAATCGAAGAGTTAACACGGGAAAACAAACGGTTAAAAGAAAAATTTGAGAATTTCGGTAAAGAACTTTTCTATGACTAAAATAAGGAGATACTATGCAATATAAAATAGAAAAGCTTATCAAACAGTGGCGAAAAGAAACAGATATTAAACCAAACGTTTTATATTCAATTAACTGGGAAACTCGTGAAGTAACTATTTTTACGCATCGTCCTGGCTTAATGATTGGACAAGAAGGATGTTTAGTTAATAAGTACAGCAAAAAACTCTCTGAATATATGAAATCAGAATGGAAATTTCTGTTTAAAGAATGCCGTGGATGGGCTTGAAGGAGTAAAATATGATAACGGCACATGATGCAAAGAAACTTATGCTTGAGACTTTAAGACCAAAGTTTTCTGTTGAAAATGTAAAATTGATTTGGGCTTGTGGAAAGATCAATTCTTTTATTGAAAAAGCTGCAAAACTCGGAGAACGGTTTGTATTTATTGAATACAGCGAAAAATTTGCCAAAAGAAATTTCAAGTATCTTGCAAAGTTATATGAAGAACAAGGTTATATGGTTGCCTATAATCTTCATGGAATGTCAGGTTGTGACCTTCCTATTGTTGGATTTGGTGTTTACTGGGATCTTGAAGGTCTTGAATATAAACAGGCTCGTGATTTTAACAACTGCACTTATCATACTGGTGTAGAAAAGAAATATCTTCTTGGTAAATGTGACGAAGATGTTAAAGAAGATATTAAACTTGTTTATCGTTTTATTCATAGACTTACTGATTCTGGTTATAAAAATCTTATTTTGCATTCTGAAATAAAATCTCTTAGGAATCTTATTGACTATTCTGAGGAAATTGTCAAATGTCTTGAATATGGAACACAACTTAACTTTACTTCTAAAATTCAAGTTATACCTGGAGAAGATGACTAATGAAAAAGTTTGTTATAATGCTCAAGATATACGAAAAAGATAGACTCAATAAAGAATACAAGACATGTGATAAAGGAATGGCATTTGATGATTTACAGCGGGCAAATCAAATAGTTGACGAATGGGGCAAATCTGTTAACGCAAAAATTGAAACAGATCTCAAAACAGGATGCATAAAAGCAACTATATATAACGAAGTTAAACGTGAATGGGAACAGTTGTATGTAATTGTGGAAGAAGATACAGAATCTACTACTTTGCAGAAGAAAATAAATAATCTTGTAATCAAAGAGTTTGAAGAGTATGTTAAGAACTTTCGTTGTGCATGTACATCTGATGAATACAATCTTGAAGTGTTGAAAGCAGTTCTTGAATTAGTAAAAAGGGAGAATAAAAATGCTTAAGTATGTTAAAGGAGATTTGGTGACAGGAGACTTTCCTGTCTTTTGTCACCAGGTTAACTGTAAAGGAAAAATGGGTTCTGGTGTTGCAGGCCAGATTAAACAGAAATATCCTGAAGTATTTACAAGCTACGAAAAAGCAACAGCTTCTTCTCCTATGAATACATTGCTTGGTTCTAACGATTATGTTGTAACGAGCGATGGTCGTATTTGCGTGAATATGTTTGCACAAATGAATTATGGTTATGACCATAAAAAATATACAAGCTATGATGGTTTTTGGGATTGTCTCAATGGCTTAAAGTATTATCTTAACAACGTGAAAGACAAATATAAGACTGTGGCTTTTCCATATAAAATTGGCTGCGGTCTTGGCGGAGCAGACTGGGATATTATCGAAAAGATGATTGACAGGTTCTCTGAAGGTATTTCACAGGAGGTTATTATTGTACGAAGGGAAAATGACTAATCATGAGGTGTATAGAATCTTTAAAGTATTTGAAAAAGATGCCTGAAAAGTATAATTTTACTAAAGAAGAAAAAGAAGCTTTTGCTAATATTCTTATTCTTTGTGAAAGGAAAGCACGGGAAGAACAAGAAAAAGAAGGTTGTGTATATTACATTGGTACTGACTGTTATCCTTCTTTTGCGGAAGCTATGAAGAAAGTTGAAAAGACTGGTACTCATTATATTGCTGAGAAACGTACTCGTCCTGATGGAACTATGACTACAAAGAAATATAAAATTTTTAACGGAGTTGTCTTCGGAGCAAGAGAAGTATGATAAAAATACCAAGCACTTTAAGTGATGACGAATTCATAAAACGCAGAATTGAATGCGTAAAATCGCACACTATGGTCGATCTTTCTATGGTTTCAAATAAAAAACTGGAAAAGCTTATTGATGATAAAAGATTTGATGAAGTTTTTAAGTTTAAAAGAGGAGATATTGTTGAAGTTGTAAAACCAATACCTATTAATTTAGATACTTATATAAACGTAGGAACTTTAATTCCAATTTTTCGTAGGGCTTTAAGGTCAAGAAATGAATGTCGTTATACCTTTAAGTTAGAAGATGGAAGATTGACATATTGGGTTCCAGATGATTATTTTACTTTTCCTATTGAAATACAAGAAATATTGACAGATGAAATAACAAATATTTTAGAAGGATAAATATGAGTGATCGTATACCTTTATATCAAATTGGAGATTCTGTTACAGTTCTTCCTGCTACTAATAAATTCTTCCATACTACAGAAATGAGAGAAATGGTCGGTGGCTCATATATTGTTGAAATTATCGATAATAGCAATGGTGAAGAATATGTTTGGTATAGATTGGACGGTCAGTGGTTTCCTGAATTTGAATTAACACCGAGTATAAAAATTCAGGAAATCACATCAGAAGAAGTAACAGATATTTTGGAAAATGGATAAATTCAAATTTGAAATTGGAGATTTAGTTACTCCTGTTGATACCAGATGGAGGCATCTTAAAGAGATGGCTAACATGCTGGGTAAACAGTATAAAATCACTGCTAGAAGAAAAGTAAGCAGTGCTATTATAAACGGGGTTTTGAAACAGATTGAACCTGAAAACCAATATCTGTTAAATGATTTTTGGTTTGAAGAATCAGGTTTGCAACCACATCTTGTAGAAATAAAGGAAATTACTAACGATGAAATAATGGATATGTTAAGTTAGTAAACACTATGAAAAGTAAAACAAACTGGGAAAAAATACAGATAAAACCGTATAAATTTAACATTGGAGACAGAGTCGTTATTGGTAAAACCATAAATCCA